GAAAATAATTTTTCAGTTTGGATTAGTTCTACTAATTCATCAACCATTTTTTGTTCACACTTGATTTCATTTCTAACTCTATCTTCAGTTGAAACCATAGTGCCACAAATAGGAGTGTTATTATAAATAATTTTGCGTATCTCTTTTTCTAGTTTTTCTATATTGTCCATGTCTTACTCCAGTTATTATAAAATTTTTCTTTGTTACTGAGTTCATTATACACCTAGTATATACTTTTATGTTACTCATTTCAAAAATAAATTAAAATAATTTTATAGCTATCGTCTAATAAAAAAAGTTTCCTCTAAGGAAAACCAAAATCCACACACAAATCAAGGCGTAGCCTTACCTTACATGATGGCTTTGCTTTTGCTCTTAGCTTAACAACTGAGCGTAGCGAATCCTTTTCCAATGCCGAAGCGTAGCGTAGGCGAAAATTTTTTATACTATTCTATATATTTATTTGTAAATAAGACTTGCATTTCAAATTGAGAGGAGTATAATTAAAGATGTAACAAAGAAAATAAATCAATTAACTGGAGTAAGATTATGAAACAAGATAAAAAAACCTACTGCTTACATTGCAATGGAAGGACAGGATTTGGATTTGGAATTGAGCCAATGCGATATGACACAATCTGCTGTTCATCTAAATGTGCAAATGAAATTTTTAAACACACACCTACAAAGGAGAAACGAGTATGAGTATTTCAGATGCACACATTGAAGCTTGTGAGATTTGGGCAGAGTGTGATATGCCACCAGTAAGACAAGACATTAGCCACCAAGATTGGGAACAACTCACAGAGATGTTTTGTGATTTGGGTAATGCTATTCTAATTGGTGATTTTAAATATATTCAAAAATTTATAGAGGAGAATAAGTAATGACAACGAAAGATATTAAAAAACATTTAGACAGGCATGACGAAAATCTTCATGTTATGTATCAAGCAATAAATGCTATGGCTAACTTAGCAGGTAGTCATAAAGAATTAACAGATACTTTAACTGAAAGAATAATAATGTTAGAAGAACAATTAGAGGAGAATAAGTAATGAGCGACTTTAGAGAAATGATGATTGACATTTGTAAACTACAATCAGACAATGCAAAGGCACAAGCCAAGCATAATAAATTTCAAAATGCTTTGATTGAGAATCCAATTTACCCAGCAGACAGACATGACTCTGATAAAGAAGAACTAAAGAAAGAATCAAAGGAACTTCGGAGTCAAAGTAATATGCACTTTTACCC